TCTTCTTTCATATCTTTCTTATCTTCTTTCTTTCCCTTTTTCTTATCAAGGTATGCCTGTAAACCAGCAGGGATCTTACCTTCATTTAGTTCTTCACCTTCATGTGGGATTGTATTACCATCTTTATCTTTTTGATGATGTTCATACATTGACTTGTATGCGTCAAATAATGAATTAGGAGAAGGAGCAGATCCATACTGTGTTCTACCTAGATCTGCTTGAGTCTTCTCGCCAGATGGTATCATACCACTGGAAATCATATCTTTTGAAACTTTATGATCCATCTTTATTTTTAAATTTAGAACTATTTAGTCATGCAACCAGTTCAATAAACTCACTAAGAATCTTTTTGTTCATCTTTTTACCCTTAAGACTTTTACCAAATGCACGTTTGATCTCTGCTTTGGTTGCATCTTCTTTGACTTCAAACTCATCATCACTTGCAAGTGCAGTTGTAGATAATCCAAAGTAAGTATCATATGCAGATGACTTGATTGAAACAGACCTATTCTTTTTCCAACCTTTCATGATTTTATTATACTCCTCATCTGTCCACCCATGATAACGACGAATGAATGAACCAGCATCACGAGAAGATAGAAGACGAATACCAATAAAGTTTACTGTTGGAAATGTATCTTTGAGATTGTCAAGTAAAACTTCAGTGAATCCAAAAGTAGAATCCTTGACACGATATGTCTTACCAAGTTTACGGTCACGAAGAAATGTACCAGACCAGATAGCAGCTCTGCCCATGTATGGTTCATCTTCCCACTGACGTTGAACCTCATGATGATAGGAAGGTGTGTAAGCTTCACCATCAGTAAGAACAACACATTGAACTTTCTCAACCTTATTGTCTTTTTTGAACTGAGGAATGATTTGATGTAAACACATCAAAGACTCATCTAATGGTGTGCCTGATAGACCCATACCGATAGGAACTTGGAATCTATCTCTATCATCCCAAGAAACATTAGAGTAACCGAATCTAGTCGCCATACGATAGATGTTTCTCATCTGATGATCTAGAGTTCTAACGTTGACGTTAGATGTGAATAGCTTCATGAGACTAAATGATTCTTCAATACAAACTAGATTGTTCTTTGCTGTATAACGTTTTTCATTTCTATCATGATAGGTGTGACAATTTGTGAAAGCATAAACATCAAATGGAATCTGAACCTTACGACAAAACCAGATTAGATTATATAACTGTTTGATTGTATCTTTCATGATGTAAGACATTGAACCAGACCAATCAAGAATGAATACTAATCCATGATTCTTACCATCAGGTAGAACTGTAACTTTCTTGAAGATATCTTCACAGTATTGATATGTGTGAAGTTTTGACATATCAAGCATTCCTGTTCTTGCAGTTGCAGCACGAGCGTATGCAGATGCTGACTTCTTCATCTCAAACTCTTTGACAAGATAGTTGACTTCTTTCTGTGCAGACTTTTTAAACTCAAAGAACTCCTTATCTGAAAATCTGAATACAGACTCATCAGGATGTGATTCTCTCCACTCTTTGTCGATTCTTGAATGAAGAAGTCCATTCTCAACAATTACTTTCTTAAGATCAATGTTTGGAATCTCGATGTAGTTAGTATCTCTGTAGTAATCATCTTGATCTATAAGATCCTTGAGTGACTCTTGAAGTGATCTGTCTGTCTTTACATCAAGACTTGATTGACCATCAAGTGAACTTGCAGAACCACCAGTTTGAAGTTGTGCTGGCTCTTGAGGTGTATCTCCTTTGGTCTGAGTCTCTTCTGTCTTTACCTCTCCACCTTCTGATTCGCCATCTTTCTCATCTGTTCCCTCTTGTGAATCTGATGGACTATTATCAGATGAATCACTTGAACCAAATGGAATACCTTGTGGTTCAGCATCATCTACTTTCTCTTGCTTTCTCTTCTCATCATTTGCCTTACAGAAATCGTGTAAGTCTTTTGATACTTCTAATACATCTTGGAATGTTTCACACTGATCAATTCTTGCAACAAAATGCTTCTCTTCGATAGAAAAATTAATATCAATAAAGTTACCTAACTTGAAGTGAAGATTGATACGATCAGGTAGAGTCATCTCATTTACATTCTCATCTTCTAACTTGAAGAAATCATCTTCATGTAACTCGTTGTATCCACGATAGAAACACTTTGCAAGTCCACCATACTTACGCTTCATCAACTTCTCAATACGAGCATCTTCAACCACATTCACGATGCCTGGTGAGATTTGATGATCTACCCACCACTCCTCATCAGGTGTGAATAATGCGTGACCAACTTCATGACCCACTAGCATATCATAAACTAGACTACTTGCTTTCTCCCAACAAGGTAGTGTAAGTACACGATCATGGACATTGAATGATGCTGTCTCTACATGCTTGTGCTCAACAATAAGGTCTTCAGTAGCAAGTAATTTAGCGAGTTGTGATTTGATTTCGTGGTTGACGTTCATTGGACTTTCTTATCTTATACCCCTATGATACTCCAAAACCCTCCGCTTGGGAGGGTTTAGTAGACACTTTAATAAGTGGTTTCTTCTTTTTCTTGCCTGTCGTAAGGCTTGTGGTTTGAGGTGGCGTTTCTGTTCCTTCTTGGAATGATGCTGCCAATTTGGAACTTTCATGATTCTAGTCTAACATATAATATCTATAAGTCTACATCAACTGAGTCCAAAACGCTAATGGTGGGCATCCACCCTATACTTGCCATGATTGATATATCTGCCACGTTATCCTCTGCCTCACCGGGTGTAAATTCTTTTACAGGTAAATCACCCTGACCAAATTTTTCAGCAAGTTTTCTGACAGGAACAGATTGACCATATCCAATTGAAACTGGGCCTGTAACTGTGCTTGGAGCAAGATATCGAATCGCGGTACACACATCATGAATATGAATCCAATCTCTCTTATGATTTGTGACATAAGTTGCTTTTTTGTCACGAAGTAACCCATACATCATATTTGCTCTTACATCGGGGCCGTAGACCGTTGTGAAGCGCATTCCGACGGAGTTTGGAGGTGCCATCTGTTCATTAATCCACTTACTCATTGCATATGGATTCTCCCAATACAAATCTTCGACTGCACTTGATGATGCATATAGTAGTCTTGTATCTGTTTCTCGACACCAATCAAATATTGGTTTTGCTTTGACAACATTATTAATATAATATGCTTCTGGTTTTTCAATACTCTCACGAATGTCTGCCCATGCTGCAAGATGAATGACTAAATCATAATCACCACCTTTAAAATTACCTACATCATCTGGATGATCAATTCCATGTACATCAAAACCATATCCACGTCTCCAATCCGCAAATACATATCTGCCAATAAATCCACGATGTCCTGTTACTAATACTTTCATGTCACTGGCCAATCAATAACTTTTCTAATCTGTTCATTATACTTCCATACTTCTTTAAGCATATCAGCATTTACACCATGAGATTCCATCTGAACAATTAATGAGTTCAGATCTTTAGGAAAACATGTTCCACCAAATCCCCGATCATTATCTATACCAGGTACTTTGGTGTGTGATTTTCCTATTCTACTATCTGCGGTAACTCCTTCACATACCACATCATAATTCATTCTAGTTGCTTGACACAAATCATACAACTTATTGAAGTATGCTACTTTGTAAGCGAGGAATGTATTAGAAAAATATTTAATTGTTTCGCTTTCATCCGAGGTGGTAATGATACTTGGGATATTAGGGAAATGCTTGTTAAAGAAATCAACAAAATCATTGCATAGCTCAGGTTCTCCACCGACAATGTTTCTTTCTGAGTTGGCAAAATCTTGGATTGCATTTCTTGCTGTAAGAATTCTGGATTGTGAATTACATTATGACGTTCGTAATATTTCTTTGTTGTTCCAATCGGCACTGTAGATTTAATTACAAATGTTCCTGTGATATTATCTGGTAATCCCTCGAAAAAGTTATCTAATATTGATAGGTCACACTCCCCACCATATCTCATAGGAGTAGGTAAACATACAAATATAAAATCCTGTTCTATTACTTCACTCAGTGTATTGAGTGATCTATTCTTATCCGTGTCATAGACTTTACACGGTGTCTTGTCTCTAAAGTTCTGGTAAACTGCATTACCAACAAAACCATTACCAACAATTCCAATCATGAGATAATCCTACTAAATCCTTTATGTTTTTCAAATCGAATGTGATCTTCAAACTTGTCTTCCAATCCACTCTTGTGAGATATGATAAAGATGTTTGCATCCTTAATAACATATCTAATTATCTTTAAAAATTCTTCTGTTCCTGTAGCATCTAATGAACTATCAAATACTTCATCAAGTATCATTAAGTTAGTTGCTACTGAATTTTTAAACTTAGCAACTTCCCTCCATGTAAAGAGAAGTGCTAAGTCGATTCGTTGTTTCTCTCCTTCACTAAAGGAACTGTATGAAAAATCCTCATGTATTGGGGATTCAATGGTTTCATTAAACTCCTCATCAAGAGTAAAGTTTATGTAAAAATCCATCATCTGTAGATAACGGTTTACTTGCTGATTTATCAGTGGTAGATACTTCTTGATGATTTTAGTCTTAACTCCACCATCTTTTAGTAGTTCGTAAGTAAAGTTGTAGTATTTGATTGTCTGGTTGTGGGTAGCTAAGGACTCATAGGTCTCCTGTAAGGTTGACTTGAACTTTTCTAACTTGTTGTGCTCAGTATTTCTGTTTTCAAGTTGATTGGTAAGTGTTTGAATTTCACTTTCCAAATCTCGTTGCTGTCGTTGACAGTTAGAGATGAGAGTATTGTTTTTAGAAATGCCATGCGTAAGTTTAGTAATCTCCTTTGATAGTGTGGTAAATTGACGTTCCCTTTCTTGTTCTTTTTTTATTGTTTGTTCTAGTTCTTGATAACCAGACTGCAACTCTTTTGCTTTTAATTGAACGTCTTTAATTTTATTTAAGCGAAACGATTCCTCTATAGGCTGGGTGCATGTAGGGCATGTTACATTATCAGTAAAGAACTTGTGTTCCTTAGTAATGGTTGCTACTTTGTTGGATATTTGACCCTTATAATTGTTAAGTTTCGCTAACGTATCACTTCCATATCCTAACTTTTCCTGATCCTCTGTATAACCAAAAACAAG